CAAGGGTGAAGTAAAGGGAAAGCTAGGAGATAAAGAAAGAACTTTTAGGCTTACTTTTGAATCAATAGTAAATATCGAAAACATAACTGGTAAATCTATTATTCAATTAACACAAGATATGTCAGCTGGTAAATATTCTTTTAAAGATTTATTAACGATTTTACATCAAGGGTTATTAGGATCAAAAACTAATATTCTCAAAGAAGCAGTCGGTGATGCAATGATGAAAAGTGGTCTTTTAGTATCTTCTGAAATAGCAGGTATAGTTTTAGCTTCTGCATTTACAGGAGAAACAAAGGAAGACGACAACCCTTTAGCACCAGCGGAGAACATTCAGAACGATACCCAATCCAAGAATACCTAGAAATAGGATTAGGTGTTCTTCGCATGACACCAGCAACATTTTGGGATTTAACACCGAGAGAATATATTTCGGCAATAAATGGATATTTACTAACTAAAGGTGGTAAAACAAAAAATCCTATGCTAAAAGATGAAATGAAAGAATTAATGAGGAGATTTCCAGACTAATGGCTAAAAATTTAACAACAATAGAAGTAAGACTAGAAGCCAATGCGCAAAAATTTAAGCAAGAAGTAGATAAAGCTAAAAAAAAAACCAAAGATTTTGGAAAAGCTACAACACAACTTAAAGATAAAGGTAAAATTGCACAAGAGGGTATAAGAAATTTAGCAGGTACTATTGCGGCAGTACAAGGTCCATTAGGTCCAGTTGCTGGAAGATTAAACTCTATTGGTGCAATATTCGGTAGAATAAATCCACTTACAGTTGCATTTGTTGGTGCATTTACATTAGCTGGAGTTGCACTAACTAGATTTGCTACGATTGGTGCAAAAGCACAATCACAGGCATTAAAGTTAGAGGCAATTTTAAGAGCAACTGGTTTTGCGGCAGGACAAACAGCAGAAGATATAGAACAATTAGCAATATCTATTGGTAGAAATACTTTAGCAAGTGTTCAAGGTGCAAGAGATGCGGCAGGTATATTATTAACTTTTAAATCAATAAGTGGTGATACATTTGGAGAGGTTTTAAAACTTTCGCAAGATTTAGCGGCAGTTGGTTTCGGAAGTATTACATCTGCGGCAACTCAATTAGGTAAAGCATTAGAAGAACCAGAAGTTGGTTTAGCTTCTTTAAGACGAGTTGGTGTATCTTTTTCTGAAAGCCAAAAAGAACAAATAAAAGTTTTATCTTTAACTGGACAACAAGCAAAAGCACAAGAATTAATTTTAAAAGCACTTAAAGATCAAGTTGGTGGTGCAGGTGAAGGTGCAGCAGGTGGATTAGCTGGTGCGTTTGATACACTCGGTGAAAATATAACTTTATTCTTTGAAAAAGCGGCATTGGGTAAAGCTGTCGTATCTGCATTAACAGGAATTATAAACGCCTTGGCGGCAGCATTTGGTGCTTTTATACCAGAAGAAGAAAGATTACCAAAAACAATAGAGGGTTTAAATGAAGCATTAGAGCAACAACGAATAGTAACAGAACTTGCTAGAGATTCATTAGAAAGATTAACAGATGCAAAAAGAAGAGGTAAAGGTCAAAAATTAAAAGATGCACAAGATGAATTAAATAAATCTTTAGAGGCAGAAATAAGAATAAGAAATGCTATAAATGCATTAGATGCTAAACCAACATTTGAAGATAAATCAGCTAAAGTAACTTTAGAAACTTTACAAAAAATACAAAGAGGAAGAAACGCAGAAATATTTGCACTTGGCAAATCAAGAGCAGAATTAAGAGCAATAGCAGATTTAAGAAAACTTGAAGCGGCATTAATATCAAAACTTGGAGAGGGACCAGTTGCTAGACAAAAGATAAATGATATTTTAAGCCAAGAAAGAGAAAAAAGATTAGAAATTGCTAAAATACAAACAGAAGAAATAGAAGCATTTGAAAGATTAGAAAAAGTTGCAGATGGTTTTGGTAATGCTTTTGAAACAGCAGGAAAAAAAATTACAGATGCTTTTGTTGAAGGTAAATTAGAAGCATTAGATTTTAAAGGGATTTTAAGAATATTAGTACAAGATTTACAAAAAACAGTAATACAAGTTTTAATTTTAGACAGAGCCAAAAAAATGCTTACTGATGCTTTGACAGGTAGAGGTAGTAGTGGTTTAACACCATTTAGAATGTTCCAAATTGCTATGGGTAGTGGTGGTGCTACAACTGCAACAGAGGGTTCTTTTGCAAGTGGTGGAACTATTCAAGCTGGAAAACCATCTTTGGTAGGCGAAAGAGGTCCAGAACTTTTTGTACCTAGAACTGCTGGTAGTATAGTGCCAAGTAGTCTAACACCTGGTAAAATGGGTGGAGGAAGTAATGTTGTTATAAATCAAAACTTAAATTTTGCTTTAGGGGTAACAAATACAGTCAGAACAGAAATAGCAAATCTATTGCCACAAATACAACAATCGACTATAAGCGCAGTAGCAGATGCTAAATTAAGAGGTGGTAAATTTGCAAAAGCATTCGGAGGATAATTATGGCAGTATTTACACCATCATACCCATTAACTTTTCCAACAAATGTTGGAGTGCAAACTCAAAGATTTACTTTAGTTAGAACAGTGGCAGTATCATCTTCTCCTTTTACTGGACAAGATCAAGTTGTACAACACGAGGGTGAATTTTGGACAACTCAAATAAAATTTCCACCAATGCTCAAAAATAATGCGGCACCAATTATTGCTTTTCTTTTACAATTAAGAGGTCGTCGTGGCACATTTAGTATTGGTGATCAAGATAGAAAAACAATACAAGGAGTTGCGACTGGAACAATAAGAGTAAATGGTGCAAGTCAAACTGGTAACCAAGTAGCTTTAGATGGTTTTGCTAATAGCACAAATAATGTTTTTAAAGCTGGTGATTATATACAAATAAACTCTTACTTGTATATGGTAACTGAAGATGTAAATAGTAATTCATCAGGTGAAGCAAATGTCAAAATTGAGCCATCTTTAAGACAGGGTATTGAAACAATTG